CGGTGCCCATTATTGCAAGCGCGGCTAATGATGTGGCTATAAGCCCGACGATGTCGCCAAAGTCCACGGGTCTACCTTTTAAGTTTGGCTCGGACGATTGCCCGTGCGCGTTCGGTTTCGGTAGCCACTTTAGGGTGCTTCGATGACGTTGGCTTCTTCTTGACCGGTTCGGCTTCGACCGTGTCCACGTGAAGTTCTTGATCTATTTCACTCACTAGGTGCCTCCGTTAATTGTGGGTACATGATTGCGAGCATTGCGTCGGTGAAGCCGAGTCCTTTAGCGTGGTCTCGGGCCGCTTGGATCGTTGCTAGGCGTTCCGCTTCGGCTGCCTCTTTTGCTGCTACTGCGAGAGGGTAAGCGGTTTCGATTTCTTTTTCCGTTGGTTTCGTTGTGCCGGAAAGCCAAGTGAGACCGTCGTAGGTGTCGCCGTTGAGAGTCCATTCTTCACCCGGCCGGGCGTGTTGAATTGCTAAGGATAGGTTCATGCTGATACCTCCATTACCGTAAGGTTGGACGCTGATCGGGCTATGTAGGTGTTGTTACCGTCGTTATCTACGAGGTTGACGTTCAAAACTTGAGTACTTGATCGTTGAGTAAATATGGCGATTTGGTAAGTGGTCGCCGTGGTCGCTGAGGGCGAGTCAAGGTAATGTCCTGCCGCCACCGCGTTTTGATCGCTTGTTGCCCCGGACATGATCCCTAGATCTGTGGTTTGCTCCCGCGCACCGGCCGCGTCACCCACACCAATCGCAGCACCGCCACGTTTCACCACGGTCGCCCAGCCGACGTTTGCCGCTGAGCCTGACACGTTCCACATAACCATGATTTTGTTTGACGCTGACGATGGAGTGATGACTACTTGGAGTCCCGTCACGTCGGTGACCGACCCAGCGGCGGCACTTACCGTGAATGTGTCGGTTTTGTGTGTGGACACTACTTGCACGATTTTCCCCGCCGTGGCGTCGATGTGGTTGGCGAGGGCCAAACTGACGCCCGGGTAGTCGGCTACGTTGTCCGATGATTCCACATATGGGGTGCCTGCCGCTGTTACTGCCATTTATAACCTCACTAGATCGGATTGGGTAACTATTTCAAACCATTGAGCGCCTGCCCCGACTTCTGCCCACGTGAAAGCGGGTGCAACCTGACCCCATTGTAGGACCTGCAAAGAGAATCTAGGGTCTGAGATGGACAGTGTCATGATGTGCTGGCCATTATTGTAGGAGTCCGTCCAGCCTTCGACGATGCCGTTAAAGTCAGGGTAAGGGCCCGAGGCAGGTAAACCTCTGACGGTTACTAGGTCACCAGATACGAGCTCGAGTAATGCGGTCGTGTCGGTTTCGTCGAGTTGGTCTACGAGCACCGATATTTGCCCGAGGTTCCACAGCCCGTTGGCTTGCGCGGTCATGATCCCGGCGGCCCGTGTCGTGGCGTCGTCTATGGTTTTAATGTCTGTGTCGAGCCGGTACTCACGTCGCCCGTATTGCGTGATCGAGGCGCTATCCGTTTGGGTCACTGACAGATCCGGCCCATATGTCACGGTCACATCGTTAATAAGAGGCGTCAGAGTCTTGGCCCATGTCGGGGCAAAGATTACCCCGGGCGCTTCAAGGTTAAAGCTCGTTGGGAATAGCGGGTAGTCGGCCCATGTGCCTTCGGCTTCTGACCAGGTGCCGGTCTGGTTGGCCCATATCCCGGGGAATGTTGTCGAGCCCCTGTTGCCGTAGTCCTCGAATATGATTCGGCCTGTCGGGTCGTCGTAATAGGTTGCACCGGTCCCTTGCGCGATACGGGCCAGGGCATCAAGTGCGGTAGTGGGTTGCGCGTCGGCTTCGAGGATCGCGTACAGCGTGATATCGGGGTCGCCAGCGTTGAGGTAGTCGAGGCCAGTGGCGTCCAGTATTCCGGTGACCCGTTGCCGTGCGCTTTGCTCAATGTACCCCGAGGCACCGACATCGGTGTAGCCGAGTTTGGCTAGGTTACCCATCGCGGTAATCGTCGTGATTGCAGTCGGGGTGCCGGTACTAATGAATGACACGTTAAGGTCACTAATCGCACCGGTGAACCTATCGACATTATCGAAGGATATTGCGACCGTGTCGGCTAGTTCTAGTAGTGGGCCAGTGTCACCCCGTAGCACTATTTGGGTATTGGAGGCGGTCGGGCTCGAGGTCACATCTGAGCGACCGTGGGCTACCGTGACGTTAAACTCGAATAAGTCCAGGTCGATCACCGACCCGGCGAGAGTGATTTCTAGTGTCATGTCAGCACCGGGGTTACGACCGAGCCACTACGGGCATCCGAGTTGCGGATAACGTTGGCGATAGCCCGCGCTACTTGTTGATCGGTTATTAGTTGCTGTGCGGCTGTCGCGTCGGCTACTTTTTCGGCTCTGGCCGCTGTCGCTGCCGCTTCGACGTTGCGAACCGCGGCGGCCACGTCACTGGCGAGTTGTGTTTTGAACGCTGCCCCGACTGGTTTAGCCATATTCTTACCTAATTTTTTTAGGGTTTTGCGTTCGTAGTCGAGTTGGTTGGCGAGCCCTACAACCATTGCGGCGGCTTGTTCTACCCCGGCGTTCATAAAATCGGGCACTAAACCGAGGGCAAGCTCTTTAGTTTTGTCTTGAATGTTTACAAATTTTTCGTTAATTGTGCCCATTAAGCCTTTATCGCCTAACATTTCTTGACCGAGTGCCCCACCAACTTCCGGGCCCAATCCGGCCATGTAGTCGATGAGCCGCTGATCTACCTTAGAGTTTTGCAGGCCTTCAAGTACGTTCCCAAACCATTCGGCCTCCGCTATTTGAGCGTTAAAAGCATCCACCAAGGCTACCCCGGTTTTGTTGCCCTCTTCATCGAATTGATCAGTGAAGGCTGAGCCCAGGTCAATCCCGGATAGTAGATTCCCTTGCATTGTGAGGGCGTAGTCGGCTACGGCGTTTTTAGCGTCCTTAAAACTCTGTATTTGAGTGCTGAGTAATGCCTCAGTCGAGGCGATTGCCTTGCCTACGTCTTCCGTGCTTTTTTCTAGGAACTTCTGAAACTTTGTTAGTTTTTCTACTTCGACGGTCGCGGATGCAGTCGAGCCCCCGTAGGTTTTTATTGTGTCTTCGGTTCCCTCTAATATCTTTTCGTATGCGGCCTGACGTTCGGCAAGGGTAAGCACTCCGTAGGTCGCTTTGACGTTTGCGGCGGTTTGCTCGTTTGTGGCCTTTTCTATATCCCTTAAACCGCCAAGGAAGTAGGGGAGGCCGTCGGCGGCTTTTTTGGCGGCGTTAGCAAAGACAAGTAATTTGTCGGCTGCTATTAGGGATTTCTCGCCCGTTCCCTCTGTCGCTTGACCTAGCGCATTCATTACGCGACTAAACGGGTTAATCGTGTCACTAACGAAACTGAAGGCGTCACCGAGTAACCCGGTCTCCGTTTTGACTTTCTTCTCAATGTCCCTAAGAAACATGAAGCCGTCGTAGAGCATCGCTAGCGAGGCGACGACGTCGGCAACGGTTTCGCCTAAGTCTTCGAGTGCTGGTTCTAGTTTCTCCATGGATTTGACCATGTCGCTAGTGCCCTCAGTCGCGTCAGTTAGCCCGGTGAGTAAGCCTTTACCGAACGCCTCCGCTAGGTTGTCCGTCGCTGTTTTAAGTACTCTCATGCGGCCTTGGAGCGTGTCGGCGGATGCCGTGGCCTGCCCACTAAACGTGTCCGACAACACTTGAGTAATGACTTGCATGTCGCCGGTTTTGATTGTAGCGGCGTCGATACCGGCACCGAGCCGGGATAGGCCGGCTATGTTTCCTTCGTAGGCTTTACCCATCGCGTCGGTTACGGCTTCGAGGCTTTTACCGGATCCGGCAGATACGTCTAGGGCGAGGCTTAAGGCGTCTTGTGCTTTACCCGTGTCACCGAGTGCCCGCACCAAACGGTCGTAGGCGGGTCGGAGTTCGGTATCTGCCACGCCGAGGGATCGTTCTAGACCGTAAATAAACTTTTCTATTTCTGGTTGGTCGTGCGCTAGGCCAAGGTTGTCCAGGGTGGTGGAAAGTCTACGGACGGCTTCTTCATCTTCGAGGGCTGCTTTAACTCCGTCGGATGCTAGTTTCACGGCGAGCGCACCGGCGGCGAGACCTGCACCGATAAGGGCAGGGCCGAGCATGTTTTTAAGGGATCCCGCTAAACCTTTCAGGCCGCCTTGGGCTTGAGTCATTCCGGCGTTGAATTTTTTTAGATCCGCCGCTAAGTAAACCGTTAAGGTTTTTCCGACTGCCATTACATCACCGGCCATTTACGGACGACACGGTCGACGGCTTGGCCCCATTCTTGTAAGG